TATAAAGTTTCGGATTCTTTACATCAAGGTAGATTTCCCCGTTAGCAGCAAGACGAAGAGTGCTAACATCTTTCTTGAATTTTTGGATCAGAGACATTGTTTTGTTTGTTGACCTAGTTATTATAAGGTGTTTAGACTTGTGTGTCAAGTGTGCCAGTGAAGTAACTGGCGAGTCCGGATATTCAGATTTGAACTGAAATTATTCCTGCTCCCAAAGCAGGTGCCATGACCAAGTTAGGCGATATCCGGTTGATTACCTACCAATTATACTACTTCTTATGCCCCTTGTCAAACGGTGCCCAGTGCTGCCAATTATATTTGTGAATTGCCCATATACCCATAATCGGCAGCACAATCAGAATGTATCCAAGAAATCCAAGTGTATAAGGATTCTCCAATACCCATCGTGCAAAGTGTGCCATCAATATCCCCTCCAAGTCTTAAATTCATAATAGAAATATTGATCAACTACCCTATCATCTAATGGGGCATTTTCGGTTCTATGTGCCCATACCTCACAAAATTCTACGATGCGACGATCATGTAAGGAACTGTGTCCCCACATTCTTACAAATGCTGATGCTGCAAAGTGATACCGCTGTCTAATGTGCGGTTCCATTCTTTTTAACATCAGACCATCTCCATCGCTCTTGAAAGTTCAATATAATGATTGATTTCATCAACTGCAATTTCACCTATTCTGGCGTCTTCTGGATGGTCCCAGAAGTAGTTTAGATAGGTCTCTGTGGCGTGATACTCAATACCTGCGTTTAAGTGATAAGCAGACACAGGAGCAACAAAATAATAAACTACCAAAATCCAATAATAGATGAGAACCAAATGATAAGCGAAAAAGCGATCAATCCAGCGGTCTGCTCCGCCACGATGCTCCATTTCAATGAGGTGTTCGGTTTCATTGAGTGTCTGTGCGAAGTGTTCTTTCATTAAGTAGTAGTGTGATAAGTCTCTAAGTCCTAGTGATTCTTTGAGATGTAGCACACTCACGAAAGCAAAATATGGTGCTCTGGCGATTGTTTCCAGAACCCAGAATCTTTGTATGGGCAAGTCACGATACAGAAAGTCAATGATGGATATCGTGACTGTTAAGACTATATTGTTGAACTTTTTCATTGTGGATATGCGTTGTTAAGTCCCCAGTAGATGAATAATATAATGGAACTAAAAAGTAAAACTGAAGATATAAAAAGGTTATTCATCGTCTTCGTCCTCATAAGTTGAAGGTTCTTCAAATAGTTCGTCTATCTTCTGTTGTAAAACTCTTTTTTGGAGTTCTTCTAAATCCTCTTCCGTAATTCTAAGCACAAGTAATGGATCTCCTGCCTTAACGTCGTTCATTTCTGGATGCTTTACCTTTGGACTTTTTGAATATCCATAGTGAGCATTCATTACCATCCAACCCTGCACAAACATTGATACAGCAATTCCCACAAGCACAAACCAAGGAACTAGAAAGATCAGTTCAGAGTGATTTTGAGCCATGGAAGTAATGGCGGAATAACACCCACTAGTCGGAGGAGTCCCTCAGCAAATAAAGCAAGAACCACCCAACCGACGCACATACTAATGATAGAAGCATTACGGTTGTGTCGTCGTATTGCTGCATCAATCATCTCCTGCACTTCTGTGCGAGTTACATAATCATCGTCAAAAGGTTCCATCATTTCTCGTCTCCAAGAAACTTTGCCAGAGGGTCTCTTCTGGTTTTGACTATTTCAACTGCTCTCTTGTAGAACATATTATCGGTGTTCCCAGAGGCTTCAAAAGTCTCCTTGATCTTCACCCAGTTATCATAGGTGTGCTGATCCATAGGGTTTTAGGTTGAATACTACTAGTTATGCTAGTGAGTAGTTTCAACCTGTCAACTATGTGTTGGTTTCAAGAAAGTGTTTAAGAGATTATAAAGAAGGTGTATTATTTGCTACTTCTTCGTTTCTTTGTGCTGCTGTTTTATATTCCGATCTTGAAGTAACAAGATTAATAAATTCTTCTTTATTTGATGGAATGGGATCTGTAAAAGATGGGTCATCCATTAACTTCATAGTCCAATCTTGACGCATTCTAGACCAACAATTATCAACTTTTCCAGATACGGCATCCTCTACCCATTTTTGAATATCTGTGAGGTCATTATTTAAAACCTTAACGTCGGTTTCAGAAACAGTAATTTTAATTTCCATTTTTTTCTTTTTATACTATTTAACAGAGAAGGTATCCAGAAAAACGAGTCCATCCACCACCACCATAAATAGAACCACCACCAAACGAGACATATCGTACAATGGCAGTATCATTAGCATCCATATCTGCAATTTGTTGTACTGCATGAGCTATATACCCATCACCCCAAGAAGTTCCTAGTTGATATTCAGTTCTGCCAGGAGCACCAAAATAACCTCTATTGCTAGTAGACAATTCAATATCATATTCATATCCAGTAGTTGAAGATTGAACTAAAACAGTTGTTAAAAATAAGTATCTCCCAGTTACGGGAGCGGTAAAGATACCTGTTGATGAATTATAATTTGAACCTTGATCAAATACTTCATCATTAAAAATAATAGTATTAGATGCTGAATAGGTTTGGGTTCCGCTTCTAAACGCAAGAAAACAAGGTTGATAGGGGACAGTAACTATACCAGAACCATCAATACTCGCTCTTACTGACGCACTACTAACATCAACAAAACGAAGAGATGGAGTTGAAGTATTTCCATAAACATCAATATACCAAGCACTCGCATTATCAGTACTTCTACCAAAAGTTACTTGACCACCTTCATAACTTGAATCAACTCTACCTGCCTTAATTTCTCCACCAACGACTTCAAGTTTTTGTGATGGATTTATTGTTCCTACACCAACATTACCACCATTGGGATTTAATAATAATGGATAATTTGTTGTTAAATTATTAGCATCTTGCGATTGTAACCAAGATCCCCATGGAGATGCAGGGGCGACACCGACATAAAGACCATGTGTTCCACCTTGTGCTTTTCTTCTTAATCCAAGATAACCTGTTGGAGTAGAACCTGATGATGCTGGATAAGCATTTGTCCCGTTAAGATGAAAAAGTACATCAGGATTAGTAACACCAATACCAGTATCACCACTTACATAAGCACCACCAGTGACCTGAAGTGGTTGTGATGCTGTTCCAGTACTTGTTCCACTACCTATCAGAACAGGACCACTTGTAAAAGTAGAAATACCAGTAGAGTAAATATTCCTAATAGAAGGCAAATTAGCAGGATTTATAGTAACGCTTCCACCAGAAGTCGTTGAAGCAACCGTATCAGTTTGCCCGTTTATCTGAATACCCATTCGTCACAAAGACTTTTCTGGTATTTATATAAAGCGGAAGCGACTGGATTCGAACCAGTGGAGGTCTTACCCTCATTTGTTTTCAAGACAAACGCAATAAACCGGACTCTGCCACGCTTCCAAATAAGTCCTCAACGGACTTCAAAATCTAAACGTCTAACTTTACGTTGACGCCTTGCTTCCTGAAAAGCAAGATCTTCATTAGTAAGAACACCAGACTTTGATTTATTATGATAAGAGTTTAGCATAACAATAGAGGATAAGTCAACTGCTGAGATCTTATCTCCACGAATCGTTGCCATATTTGGGCAACCACAAGTCACAGTTTTCGTAGGATGCCCTTCTAACTCCTTACCACAAGAGCGGCATCTGATTCTTAAATTTTCCATCTCTATAATAAGTTAATTATTTTTCAGTAAATGAGCGAAGCATCCAAACGAACTTACCGTGTGCTTCATTTAAATCATCAAGAAGATTAACCGTCCCTCTTGACTTTTGTTCTTCTGCTTCAACAGCAGCATCAGAAAGCATAGTAATTATTTTTTGATGTCCTTCCATCAGGTCACGGATCATTTCCATTTCGGAAATACCAGACTTTGCTTCACCAACACCAGAAACTTCTATTACTCTGGATAATGAACTTACTGGTTTAATGCGAAGAAATCTCATATGCTCTGAGATACGATCAACTTCTTCCTGAATAGCAAGATACTGCTCACCAAATAAGTCGTGAATCTGCTTAAAGTCAGGTCCAACGATGTGCCAATGATAAACCCAAGTCTTTTGAAAGAGAACAAAAAGACTTGCCTGAGTATCAGAAAGTAATTTATATAACTTTTCCATTATACCAGTTTTTTAGGTATTTATA